CCCGGTTGGACCTTTCGGTCCACCCCAGCCTACTGATATTCTAGTAGACTGGTTCCTTTTCACCATACCCGGAGAATCCTCCGGCTCTGGCGAGTGCGAGTTTGATGTCGACGACTCGCGGGCGTCCAGAATGACTCAGATGTTTTGGGTCTTCAAACGGGGTTTGGCCCCGCTTCAGAAACACCTTAAGAAGCGCAGGATATCCATCGATTGAATTCTTTGGAATCCTGGGTGAGGAGTAGTAGGCCCATACCAAGGGTCGCTGCTCATCATCGTGCCAGCTGTCGATCGAATGATCTTCAGTCCAGCTCCACCTCCCGAGGAGGCCGCTATCCGGCGTAACAACCGGATAAACGGGCAAGATAGCACGGATTCGTGCATCAAGCCAGTCAACGGTGTTCTCATAACCAAGCTCATAGAGCTGATTACGAAGGGACACTATCGACTCCACCTCTGATCCATCCCTCAGTGATTTGGGAAAGACCCTCCTGACACGGGCAACGCCAACAGGCGCGCCGTCGAAGTAGTCTCCCCCACAAGATTCACGGAACTTGCCGTTCCAGAAACTCTTGCGACGATTTACCAGAGCACCAAAATGCTCTAACGTTCGAATCACTGAACTCACATATTCTACAGGGACAATAATATCATCCCCGTAGACACGCACTTGCCCAAAGAACTGTTTTATGGTTCCTCGGGTAAGCGGGCGATTGAGCTCTTTCTCTATTCCCAGAAAAACCAATGTCATAAAAACCATTGATTCCAAAGGGAACGTAAGAGCTGAACCCATAGATGCGTACTTGGCAAGTCTTACGACTTGACCATGTACATCAGCCTTCCGGCTACGAACAACCTGCACTGCTTCCCCCACATGGGGAAAGTTAGCAAACAGTTCACGGACTAACTGATTAGAGACACGATCAGAGGCTTCCTTTAAATCAAGGGTAGCCAATCTTCCAGTGGAAGATCCTTCTCGAGCCAACAGCTGGTTAGGCAGCTGACTGTCGAAGCAGATCAAGTTCCTGGCGAATTCATCGTTTCGGAACTCTTCCTTCATCTCCTCCAAGATAGCCTGTTGCATGAACATCATGCAAGTGGGCTCCTCGGCGATGATGCGAGGTGTCTTTAGCGTTTTAGGAACGTGGATGACCTTAACAGGTCGTTCACGCCCGGGTTCGCGGAAATCCACATGTTCGTTTACTTCCTCATAAAGAGAGTAAACGGGGGAGCCCCATTCAATAAATGGGAAAACTCCCTCCAAGCGCTCAGTCCACTCGTTAAGAGTGAACTTCTGGTTGCCACGAAGGCCATCAGCTGTAGCACCTGGACCATGAGCTGGGATCAGTTCTCCGTTGTAGATCTTTCGATCGAGACGGGAATTGAGGCTCCTCCAGAGGAGATGAGCCACACGCCTGTAGTCCATGATATCATCAAGGCTACGAGCGCGATCACCAGCGCGGACATCCGACTCACACTTGATGTACTCCTGGTACGCTGTCTGTACTCGTTCATAAGAACAATCCAGTTCGATCTTACCGAATGCCATTGTTACCTGGCGTACGGCTTGGATCGCAGCGATGCTAGGATCATCAAGCAATTGCCCACTCCCACGGTCAAACACAAGATCTAACAGCCCACCTAGGAAACTGGGGAGCTGACCCACACGGCGAAAGCCGAGAAAAAGGGAGAGATCTACCTCGCCTTGATCCAATGCTTGTTGAAAGTCATTGGCAAAGTTTGGTAGGGTGATAGTTAAAAAGCTATCACCTTCATGTTTGAACCTATCAGAGATTGTTTTAAGATCTCTGAGGGTGCTTGTGTGACATCTGGCGCTGACATCTGTCAGCACCATCTGTAGGAACACAATTTGGCTTTTCATGCTTCCTTTCCAGGTAAAGCATCCATAGCCATGGCATCGGGTCCGAAGTGAGAGTGTTTAGCTCTCACCTCCTAGAACCTTAGTCAGAAGCGCACCCGAGGACGCGGTAAGAGCGGTCGTGAGACCGAGTACCTTGTCCTTTTGGGTGGCCAGCGAGACGCCCACGTTGGGCGAAACGATCGTCAGATAGACGGCAAAGGGAACCTCACGGTTCACCCCCGCAAGAAGAGGATCTGCAGCAACATCCGTCGTGTCAAGACGGACGACTCGTCGAGTCGTCGTCTTGGACGGGTTGTGAAAGATCGACATCTTTACGAAGCCGTCATCCTTCTGATAAATCGATTTGTTTTCTCCTGTGCTCACGCGCGGCAGCGAAACTGCTGCCGAGTTAAGCGTTACGCTCTGAGGATCCGAAAGTGCCATAGCAATATTCCTTACAGTTAGTTGAACTCCTCTTTTGGAGAAGTTACTATTATTTCAACCCCCGGCTGATGCCGAGTGCTGCGAGGATGGCCCATTGTTGAGGTGTAAACATCTCAGGGGTTAAGCCAAACCCAAAGGGTGATGCCTTGGTCCGCACCTTACGGTGGTAGACCTGCTCTTGATAATAAGGAGCGCCATCAGCGATTAACCCACTCGTTTGCCTCGTAAAGAGGCCACGTGGAAGGGTAATCTGCCTGGTGGCGGTAGTCTCCTGCATTATGTAAGCGTACTGCATCACAAGCCCGTCACTGATTATCGCGGATATGTTACCCAACACATCCCCGAAGTTAATAAACCAGTCGACGAGCCAGGTCCAGGGAGCTAAATTCCAGAGAACTTCTGGATCAAGACGAGTGCCCATAAGGACATTCGCATTGTGCTCAAATTCCCCTAGTGCGTCTAGCGCAGTATCGATATCAGGATAGTAAAACCTGTATCCAGCACTGAAGTGACTTTTGGTCACTGTTCGCATAGACTCTATTGGAACCTGGTTCCCGGTAGTAACACCAAACCTGCAATATGAAAACGTCGGTCCCTGTTGGGACGGGTGTATCTCATACGCAGAGTTAGCCTGGGTAAGGCCATTGGTGTTGCTAACGAGAGTATCAAACCGGTACGTGCGCCGAAGCAACTTGTTGAGCATTCGCTCATGATCCTGAAGGATCTTACGAGTGTTGCTTACTGCCTGACATGCTGCGGTTAGATCCTTGATTAGAGGAATCCAACCAAATTGGAGATTCAGGTACTCGTTACCTGAATTCCGCATCACGTCTCGTAGTGACTTCGATCTCGAGAATAGAGAGCCAATGATTGACGGTAAACCGTCCTTCTTCAACTCACCTATCATTAGAGCGATATCAGCCTGAGGTTTCCCAGGCCGGGTCCGCGAAATTGCGGTCCCGCCAAGCGCAAACAGAGTTTGTTCTAACGCGGTCAATTCTGTCGAACTACCAAGGCTGAGCGGATGCTCAGATCCTGACAGTACCAACGGTCCATTATCAATGGACCGTGACCATGGAAGATTAAAATAAAGCCCAGACCGCCGGCGCCCTCTCGCGAGGAAACTAGTTGTCGAAGCCTTCTCTGTAATAAACGGCCCTCCCAAATCCTGACGCGACATAAAGTCGATCCAGTAGTGGGGCATGCGCTGAACTCTCTTTTCCCTTTCCACGAATGGAAAGAGATGAGGCTCAGACTGCGTGCGCTGGTGTTCAACCTTAAGGTCCAAGGACCAAGGGGCTGAACTTCCTCCAGCGTTGGCCGCTGTTCCGGTGGTATGGACATTCTGGAATCTCTCCTTAGTTTCCAATACCATGATACTACCTTCCTTCCTACAGATAGCCTTAGGCTGGCATCCAGCCAGCCATAGCCAGAGCACAAGGCCCAGGGTGCCCCCTCGTGG